TTTACGCCAGAGGTTGCTCAAAGTGACCTCTTTTTTTATGGCGAAATTAATCTTGGATTCTCTGTTTTCTTGAGATTTTCACTCACAAATTGAGTTGATGGTTTATATTCCATAATATCCGCAAAGTTATCCAAGAATAAACTTAGATATTCTTGTCTTAAAATATTAATCTCTCTTTTTTCATCATTTAGAATTGTTTCATGCTGTAAGAAACTAAATGATGTGAGTGATGACTCTGTTCGTAAAACACCATTGTCTAAGAAGGAGATAGAATAGTCAGATGGAACTCTTTTACCGACTGGTTGAATCAAATTACCATTTGAGTCTCTTAACTCTTTAGTTTCATAATGATGAATATTTGATAATTGTTCTGATGTGTATTTTGTATTGAGATAAGTTAAAAAGTCTTGATTACCCATTGGCCACTCATCTCTTACATGAACGATATTGTTTGTTGTTAAAATAACCCAATCAAGGTTTGAATCATTGTAAAAATTATATGCAACTTGATCTGGTCGTTCATCACCAACCACTGAATATCTCTCAAATGCAGTAACTTCATCAAAAACATCATCACGCAATACTGCTCTCTTAAATATATTTTTTACGATTTGATAGTCATAAGCAGAATTACGATCATTTGCCAAAGATGGATAATCGAGTCTGGGTAGTTGCTTAAAGTAACTATTTGGTGATCCTGAGTATGTCATATTAATATCCTACACTGGTTTCTGGAGTCATTATTTGATCTTGCTCATAAATTGGTCTAAGTTCAGTGAAGTTTAAATCCATTTTAACTGCAACTGGTTGCGAATTATGATAGGCAGCCCAATAACCATCTGGAGCATAATCGACTGACATGGTTGTTAGTGCAAGACCGCCTGGGTTAAATCTGTTTACAGTGTCTAAAAGACCACCATCTGATCTTCGATATTCTAAAATGAATATATCTGGATTTTTTAGATAAGTTGTGCTTCTGAATTTTGGCGCCATACCTAATTTCAAAAATCGAATAATTCTTCTTATTTCATCACCTTCTTTTTCACTTCTTGCAACCATTAAAAAACTAAATGCAAAATCACGAATCACAGGCCCTTGAAATAACATTTCAGAGTTTGGATTTAAAACTTTACCGCCCTGTCTTGCTAAAAATGTGTTTGCATCTAAATCTGTGCCAAACATTGCTCCAGCCATTTTAGCGATTGTTCCAGTATATACTGCACCAAATCCTTCTTTAAAACTACTACCAGTTTCATTAATCCCTCTCTTAATTGCCTCTTTTGCGTCATTATCAGTTTTTCTTTCCTCATCAGTTTTTCCAGAGAGTCTTCCATTAAGAGTTGCTGCGTTTGTTAAACCCACCGCTGCAAGACCAGATACAGTTAAATCACTTTTACCCCATTCAACACCGTTTACATCAGTCGCCTTTGGCATTGGTAAATGAATGCTTCCTAATAATTGACTACCCTTAACACCATCACCAGCAACGTTAAAATATTCTCTTGTTCTGCCAGGCCCTTGACTTGTTCGAGCAGCTTGTCGATTCACCGCTGACATGTTATACTCTCTTCTTGGAGGTTTACTTGCATTCACATCACTTCTTTGATAGTTATACTTCATAATCTTGAAATGATCTTGCCTTAAATTAAGGTCAAGAGGATATGATAGGGCAGTACTTCGACCAAATCCACCTGTTCCAAAAGTATCATAAAAACCCTTAGATTTGGGATTAGCTGGTGCGACTGGTTTATTTTTTTGATCTTCTATAAACTGTTGATTTGCAAATTTAGATTTTCTTTGTCTAAAAAACTCATTTCTTTCTTCTAATGATCCAAACTCAACTTTTGCAAATCCGTTATCATTATAATCAGCATAATTATCTGTATTTCCACCATGTTTAACGTGATTATATGACTCGACTATAGCTTCTTGAGCAGCGGCAGATGTAAATATGGGTTTATTTAAATCAGTAGCTACATTAAACTTTCCATTTGCCCCTTTTTGAGTGACACCCATGAGTTTTCCATCAAGACTATAGGAAAATGAGTAAGATTCCCCATCTATTTCATATGGTTTACTCTGTCGTGTTTCTATTTTTTGAACTTTATGTTTGCGATTGTGTGGCATTAGTTTTTGTTATAAACTCGGTCTCTTGAGACTGGTATTCCTCTCATATCAACAAATCTTTCAGTGGGTAATTGTGCTACATCTGACCATTCTGTATTTGGAATACGATATGGTGTGCCTCTTACGCCAGTATAAAGATATTTATGTAGAGTTCTTGGAGGAACTGCAACTGCACCCTGAGCAGAGTTATTTAGTAAGCTTATTGCTAATTCGTCTCTTTGATTCAAAGGAACATAATGAAGATTGCAACCTATGAATCCACCAGTCTGATATTCTATGACATATGTAAGAGGATACATGTCATAATATGGTTGTTTAGTTTGTGCTGAGTATGTATAAAAATATAGTTGGCCAGGTGCAAATCCAGCTGTATCTGCAGCATCATCATCAAAATTAGTCGAACCAAGTTCATCAAGTAATTGACTACGAAAAAATTCTTCGCTAACTTGACCAGAAACTTTATTCAATATTCTTTGAAGAATGCTCATCTTATTCCCAGTTCTTTTTCAGTCATAATCTTGAACTCTAATTTACGATCCTCACAAAACTCTCTTGCTGCTTTCCATTTCGCTTGATTCTTAACATATGTCATTGACTCATTTATCATTGTTTTTCTTGATTTACCTTTTGTCGCCTTTGGTTGTAATGTTTCTCTCATCGGTTTGACTTCAATTACCGACCTACGAATGTTACTATCCTTGTCTTTGTATTTAATAAAAAAGTCAGGAAAATATCTACGAACACGATTTGTTGTTGGGTCTAAATAAGGAATCCAGAACTCTTCGGACGCCCATTCAAGTATATTTTCATTCAAATCACAGTAATTCATGAATTTTCTTTCCCACAAAGACCTATAAATAATGTTATTAGAGTCTCCCTTATACTTTTTGGGATTAGAAGGTCTATATATCCCTTTATAGCTCATATATAGTAATAACAACTTAAACTTATTTATCGTGTCATTTCCAAAAAGAAATCAAATATTTCAAGATAGAATTGATAGTATTAAAGATTCGGTTGCAAGACCGTCTCTCGATACTTTTTATCAGGTTGATTTTTCCTTTGGAAAACAATCAATTTGGTTAAGAGGCAATAGGCCAGGATTAAACAGAACTCAAGGATTAGATTTTACAAAAAAGATGTCCTTATTATGTACACAAGCTGAAATTCCAGGCACAAAATTTTCTGAAACAACTACGATTGGTCATCATCAAGGAATTCAAGAGTCATTTCCCAATCTTAGAAACTTTCCTCCATTAAATTTAACTTTTTATTGTGATGCTGATCATGTAATTCTAGAGGTTTTGGAATCTTGGATGACATACATCAATCCAGTGTTTACTGGATTAAGAAATTCTAATGCATATACACGTTTTAATTATCCAGAAACCTATAAAGAAACAATTCACATTTCAAAATTTGAAAGAGATACTTTTACGTCAAGAGCTGTAAATAGAACTTACCGATCTAATATCACAAGTTATGAATTTGTGAACGCTTGGCCCTCTGACTTAACATCTATGAGAGTTGCCTACGGTGACTCAAATGTGTTAAGATGTAGTGTGCAGTTTGCCTATGATAGATTCTTTACAAGTTTTAACTACGCAGATATACGATCTCAAGTTGTCAACGGCCCTAGAGGTCTTGTAAATTCAAAAGAAATACAAAAATCGACTAAGGTAGTTGATCAAGAAACAAAACTTGCAAGTTTTGGAGATAATTACAAACAACAAGAGGAGTATTTTTCTTCTCAAGAGTACAAGAATAAAGTAAGGGATCAAATAAAACAAGAACAAGCAAACACCGCACCAAGAGGACAAGGATATGGCCCTATGGCTAGTGATGTTAAATTAAAAGAGAATATCATTAAAGTGGATAATTCTCCATCGGGTATTAATATTTACGAATGGAATTACATTGGTAAATCACAAAGATATCGTGGAGTTTTAGCACAAGAACTTCTTGAGTCACATCCAGAAGCAGTTACCATGTGTCCAAATGGATTCTTAGGAGTCTATTATGGTAAGATAGATGTTAAAATGGAGGCTGTAAAACCTTTCTAAATAAAATACCTAATTGATTATTATGCCATTACCAACCATCGAAACTCCTGTTTATGAGTTAAAACTGCCCTCTACAAATAAAAAGATTAGGTATCGACCTTTTCTTGTTAAGGAAGAAAAAGTTTTAATTATTGCGTTAGAATCAAAAAATCAAATTGATATCACAACCGCTGTAACAGAAGTTCTAAAAAAATGTATCTTGACTAAGGGAGTCAATGTTGATAGTTTACCTACTTTTGATATTGAGTATCTATTTTTAAATATCAGATCTAAATCAATTGGAGAGGACATTAAATTAACAGTCACTTGCCCTGATGATAATGAAACAACAGTTCCAGTTACAATATATGTTGATGAAATTAAAGTGACTAAACCAAAGGGGCATAAGACCGATATTATTTTAGATGATAAATTGACGCTTCGTATGAAGTATCCATCACTTCAACAATTTATATCAAACAACTTTGAAACAGATGATGAAGCAGAAACTATGGTAAATAAAACCTTTAAAGTTGTTGCTGATTGCATAGATACAATTTATAGTGGAGAGGATGCTTGGGATGCTAATGATTATACTTCACAAGAAAGACTTGACTTTGTTAATCAATTGAGTTCAAAACAATATAAACAAGTTGAAAATTTCTTTTCAACAATGCCTAAATTATCTCATACCATTGAGGTGGTAAATCCAAACACGAATGAAAAAGGCAGTGTCGTTTTGGAGGGTCTTGCTGATTTTTTCGGCTAAGTATTGCAAGAGAGGATCTTGAATCCTATTACCGTATCAATTTCGCTCTCATGCAATACCATAAATATAGCTTGACGGAACTCGAAAATATGATGCCTTGGGAAAGGGATATTTACATTACCCTTCTCCAAAATTATATTGAAGAACAAAACTTAAAGAACCAACAACAACAGGGCGTTCAAAGGTATGGATGAAGAAGAATTAGAACAACCTAAAAAGATAAACTTAGGAAGTTTCTTTGAAAGAGTCGATGGACTTGAGAAGAAGGCTAACTCTGCCTTGTCACAAGCTAATTCAAATCTTGGTGTCATCAATAATCATAAAACGATAATCAATAATTTGTCCATCTCAATCGAGGCGATGCAGACAAAGATTAGAGATATTGCAAATTATATAATAATTGAAAAGAAATTTGAGAAAGACTTAGCAGAAGATAGACGTTTAGAAGAACAAGACGCTGAACAAAAGAGACAGATGATTCAGAGGAATGATAAGGTTCAGCCAGGAGGTGATCAGAAAAAAGTTACTCCGAGTGAGGAAACAACAGGAGGAGGTGGAGGATTCCTTGGTGGTCTTTTAAAACTTCTTGCATTTGGAGGACTAGCAGCTCTTGCTCTTAAACTAGCACCTTTACTTGTGACTTCTCTTTTAGGTTTAATGAAGGTTGGAATAGTAGCGTTAGCTGGATTTGCTTTTACTAAACTTTTACCCAAGATTTTTGATAAGGTAGGAAAGATTTTTAACGGACTTAAAGAAAATATTGGCAAGCAACTGAATCGAATGAAGGAATCGATTGGAAAACTTGGAAAGAATATTGTAGAGGGAACTAAAAGAGGAGTAGGTGGTGTTGCTGATTTTCTTACTGGTGGTATATTTGATTTTGATAAAAAAGGTGACTCAGAGAGTGATAAAATTTCACCATCAGGTATGATGTTTAGAGCTGGTAAAGAAATTGTAGGTGATGTCAAGGAAAGAGGTTTCGGTGGTGTTGTCGGTGGTGTTGGTGACTTTTTAACTGGTGGTGTGTTTGACTTTGATAAGAAGGGTGAATCTGCTACCGATAAGGTTTCACCTTTAGGAATGACAATGAAAGTAGGGAAGGCGTTGTTTGAACCTTTAGAAGAGAAGGAAGAAAAAAGATTAATCACTGTAAACTATAACGAAAAATTAAAAGACGCTTTAAAAAGAAGAGAGGAGTATGAAGAGTCTGGTGATACAAAACGTGTAGAGGGAGTGACAAGAAAAATTGAATTTTATGAAGAAAAACTTAAACGTGGTATAGTACAGGAACAAGTTCTTGCAACAGTAAAACCATCTGATAATCCATTAAAAAGAATTATTGGTGGTATAAGTGATAGAGTAGAGAATGTTAAACAAGCGATTGTAGGTGGTAATGAAAATAATAGTAATCAAAGCACAATGGTTCAGGCCAGTAAACCACAAGTTTCTGCTGCTGAAATAAAACTAACTCAAGCTCCTATGCCCTTCATCAGAACTATTGAAAATCAATACTTATCCATTTCTCCAAGAAATAATAAACTACCGCCAGAAATCGCTAGGATGATACAATAATGGAAAATAATCCACCTATAATCCGAAGATGTAGTTTGATTCCTGTAGAGGGTGGTGCCTTGAAGGAGGAATATGACATAACAAGAGGTGTGATCGCTATCGATTACTATGAAAGTATCGAGAGTCCCTCTATATCAATGACCATTACTTTCATTGATGTTGACCAAGTGATAGGTCGTGAGGGAATCACTGGTGGAGAGTACATAGATGTAACTGTAAAACCAGTTGATTCAGATGAATTTAAAATTACCAGTAAAGACCACAAGATGATGTTGAACTCTGTTAGAAACATGACAACAGAAAGTAATAAACAGGTTGCAACTTTAGAATTTGTTTCAGTTGAAACGATTGTTAATGAAACTGCTAGAATTAACAGGAGATATACTGGTAACGTGACTCAAATAGTTAAAGAACTATTAAAAGATGAAAAGGGGGTGCAAACAAATAAAGAGTTGGACAGTGATGATGCTACAAACTCATACACATTTGTTGGTAATTTAAAGAGACCATTCGATACAATTCAATGGTTATGTCCAAAAGCACAAGCGTCAAAGGATAGTTTTGGATTTTTGTTCTATGAAACTAGAGAGGGATATCATTTTAGATCAATTGAAAGTTTATTAGAACAAGAACCGATACCATATCAACAGTCTGATAGACCAATTGAGGGTAATAAAATTCTACAAAATAATTTAAACCAAACAAATGATGTTGGTATGAATTGTAGAATGGGCATGTATGCAAACAAAACGATATATGTTGATATTGAAAATCAATCAACTGAGGTAGTTGACTTTAAAATTAAAAATTTAAAACTTAAAAAACCACCTACATTACCCTCTAAATTAGATGAGCATCCGACACGATTAATGCTTCGAGTTGATGATGTTGGAGTTTCACAAGTGGGAGCTGCAAAAAGCGATACAGTGCCAAAATCAGAACTTGCCAAGTATCAGAATAAATCTTATATTAGAAATAACTTACTATTTTCACAATCTTTAAGTATTTCAATTCCATTGAATATAAATTTAATGGCTGGTTTTTTAATAGAAGTTAAGTTTCCTCTTAAAGACGAAGATGGAAGTTCTTCAACTGATAAGTATGGAAATGAGAAAACTGATGACCCTAGTGGAAGATACCTTATCTCTCAACTAAGACATCTGATGGCTGGCGGAAGAGCAGAAACTCAACTTACATTGATTCGTGATGTGTTTATTCCTAACAAAGATGGACTTACAGACACAAAAGACTTAATTAAGGCCGATAACCGACAATATGGAAATACTTTCCCAGCGTTTAGATAAAACGCTTAAATAAAAGAAACAGGAGAATCAAATGAAATCAATCGAAGATCACATTGAATACGATAAGAAAATTGCTGACGACCCACAGGCGAATCCAGCAGCAAGAAGACATGCAAAAGAAGAGTTGCATG